TCCGTTGGATTGATGAATTCATGGAAGGCAATTTTGATGCCGATGATGTTAAAACCCAAATCAAGGCAGGTTGGTATGACTGGTTCTGCAAAGACTCAAGCTTAGCCAACAAGACCAAAAAGATGGGCAACATCATTAAACAGGTCAAACGTGGTGGAAAGGTAGACCTAGAAAACTGGTATGTCTGGTTTAAAAACAACTGCCCTTTAAATGGACCACTTTATGATGACTTCCGCTTTGCGGATATCGAAACAGGTAACGTGATGTTCACCATCCAAATAGATTGCTGCTGGAACAAGACCAGATATGTGGTCTATGGCAGAACTCCTAATGGCGAGGGCCACTGGGATGAACCATTATTTGCGACAGACTCATCTAGAGAACTCGTTAAATGGCTTAATGAACCATGGGAGGTAGAACATGAACATTAAAGTCGGAGATAAAATTAAAATCATTTCCATGAAAGATGAACCACAATATGACGGCAAGAGTGGAGTGGTCGAAATGATTGATGATGCTGGACAAATTCATGGAACTTGGGGTGGATGTGCTTTAATCCCTGAAATCGATAAATTTGAAATCATAGCTTAAAAAATATTCAAAAATAAGGCATTAAAAAGTGCCTTTTTTACTTGTAAAGGAGATAAATGACATGTTTGATGCAACAATTGAAACTTTATACATGTCATGTGTTTCCTTAGTTATATCTTGGATTATTGCGATGCCGATTGGTTCAATGGTCAGTGAGACTAGACCAGGAGGATTATTTCCGAATAAGGTAGTGAATTTTATCCTTAATCGAATTATCGATGTGGGCAGGAGCATACCTTTTATTCTTCTTGTCGTTTTTATGTTTCCGGTGACTCGAGCATTAATCGGAACAGCAATCGGAACAACAGCGATGATAGTGCCTTTAACAATCTGTGCTATTCCTTTTGAAGCAAGATTGATTGAAGAGATTTTATCTGAGATTCCGGGTTATGTCATAGAAGCTGCAAAGATTGATGGAGCAAGTAATCTAAAGATTATCGTTAGGATTAAATGGGCATGTAAGTTGCCTTATTTAGTTAATGCGATTGGCATCACCTTAATAAACATCATCGGTTATAGTGCGATGGCTGGTGTTGTCGGAGGTGGTGGTTTAGGAAACTACGCCATTGTTTATGGCTTTCAAAGATTCAATTGGAATATCATCGCACAAAGCGTGGTAATCATCGTGATCATCGTTTGCTTAATTCAAATCATTAATAATCTGCTAGTCAGATTTCTCTTATGGAGGTGCTTATGCATAAAACATTAAAGTTTCTCATACTTGCCTGCTTGCCTGTGCTTACGCTAGCAGGATGTAACAAAAATAGTAAAACAATTGTGGTGGGAGCAAGTTCAACTCCACATGCTTTAATTTTAGAGCAAACCAGAGGTTACATTGAAAAAGAAGGCTTTAAATTAGACATTAAAGTCTTTAACGATTATGTCCTTCCAAACTATGCTTTAGAAAATGGTGAGCTTGATGCTAACTACTTCCAACACAAACCTTATTTAAATGAATTTAATGCGAGCAATGGTACGCATCTTGTTCCAGTGTTAGATGTTCATTTTGAACCAATGGGCATTTATTCAGGAAACAAGAAAAGCCTAGATGCTTATGCCACAAATGATAAGGTTCTGGTTCCTAGTGATAAGAGCAACTACGATAGAGCGGTGGAATTACTTAAAGTAAATGGAATGCAAACCGCTAATCTCGTACAAGTTGAAGCTCAAAACATTCCATTAATGTTAAGCGATTGTGCCTATGCAGTTATTAATGGCAACTATGCTTTATCTGCAGGAGTAGTGAATCGCTGCTTAATCACTGAAGATAAGAATTCTGATATCGCTAAAACTATGGCCAATGTGATTGCTGTGAAAAACGGAAATCAAGAATCCAAAAAGACCAGTGTTTTAGTCAAGGCTTTAAAGCAGGAAAATATCAAATCTTATATCGAAAATAAGTTCGGTGACTCGGTCATCTACATGGCCTGATTTTATTATTTGTCTCATTAGGAATAAATTCCAATGAGTCTAATAATACCTATGAAAAATAGCATTTTTACCCCATTTTTAGGGGCCTTTTTACCTCTATACTCAATAACAAGTTATTCAGTATAGGCAAAATTAACAAAAAGGAGGCAAACTATGTTTGAAAAAGTAAATCCTAAGCATCCAGATAAGCTTTGCGACACAATTGCGGGTGCTTTGGTAGATATGGCATATAGCAAAGAAAAGAACCCACGAATAGCAGTGGAAGTCCTTCTTGGGCATGGCAGATGTCATATAATCGCGGAAACAAGCGTGAAATTAAATAAGAAAGAAGTTAAAAAGGCCGTATTTGAGATTGTTGGCCATAAGGTAAAAGTCGATTATAGGGAAGTTCCACAAGATCCACTTTTAAGCGCAAATCAGCATGGCAAGATTAGATGCGGTGATAACGGCATATTCCGTGGAGTGCCTTTAACAGAAGAACAAAAGAAACTCACTCAAATTGCTAAGGACATCTATGATGGTTATCCGTATGATGGCAAATATGTCCTTGATAAAAACCGTCTTATTATCTGTCAAAGCAATGCAGATACTGATGATCTAAAAAAGATCTTCAAAAAAGCGGTTGTAAACCCACTTGGGAATTGGCAGGGTACTGAAGCCGTTGATACAGGGCTAACTAACCGTAAGCTAGGTAGCGATATGGCTGACTCAGTTACTGGTGGTGGCTTACATGGTAAGGACCTCAGCAAAGCTGATGTATCAGTAAACATCTATGCTTTCTTAAAAGCCCAAAAGACAAATAAGGTCGTTGAGCTAAGCTGTGCCATTGGTGACGAATTTGTTGATGGTAGACCATATAGTGAAATCGTTGAGATTGCTAGAAATTACATTAAATCCATCGGTGGCTTCCGCAAGTTCGGTGAGTGGGGTTTAGTTCGTGTTAAATAATTGTGCTGCCATTAACCGCTTCTATAGGAGCAGTGCTTGGCTCTTAGCTAGGCAGCAAAAGATAGCATCGTGCAACGGTAGGTGTGAACTCTGCGGTGCGATAGGGGAAGAGGTCCATCATAAGATAGCCTTAACACCTAGTAACATCACGGACACTAACATCACACTTAATCCTGACAACCTTATCTATCTCTGCAAAGAGTGCCACAACAAAGAGCATGATCGTTTTAAGAAGAAGGCTAGTCAGTTTGACAGCGAAGGAAACTTAAAACCATTCTGAAAAAATAAATTTACCCCCGCCCGGGTCGAGTGCTTTTACTTTTTTAAAGTACCGATGCGCCCCACCTCAGAAATATGCGAGGCCGAAATTTTCAAAAATCACTAATTTTTAGAGGAGGAAAACTCGTGGACGTAACTGCTGTACGAAAAGAATACGAGCGACTACTTGCTCTGTTCAAAGATGTTGATGAAACAAAAACAAAACTAGTTGATGAGCTGCTACACAAAGCGGCTTTTTTAAAGGTTCAGTTAGATGAACTACAAAAACAAGTAACAACCTATGGTGCGGTCCAAGTTAAAAATGGTGAGTTTAGAGAGACTGTTTCTTATAAAACTTTCCTCACCTCTTTAGCGGTGTATCAAACCGTAATTAAAACACTCAACTCCATCCTTGGTAGAAATGCTGTAGATGAAGATGATGAGTTTGATAATTTTATGAAATCTTTAGGAGGATAATTCAAATGGCATATGAAATTAATGTCCATGTTGGCAAAGACGGTAAACTTACATCAGATGTAGAACCATTTGAAATATCCGTCTATCGTGAATCTAAAAGAGTAAAACTCTTATTTGAAGTGGATGCAGAAATTGATAGTACATATCATTACTTAAAATTCACTCATGCAAGGGCTACTTATCTTTATAGGGTCCACAATAATGAATTCGAAATTCCTAAAGCCATCACAGCTTATGAAGGTGCGTGGGAGATGAGCTTTGTCGCATGTGATGAAGTCGCTAATAGTGATAGTACGATCACAGCTAACTACATCTATGCATCCGAGCCAATGGTGGCGACAGTCCTTAAAGGAAACTTAGGAATCATTCATACTTCAGAAGAGTTTAAGATGCTCTCACAATTAGTCGAAGGATCGTTTGATCACTTTGAAATACCAGAGGGTGTCGGTTTTATTACTACTAACTTTTTAGCAGAAGCAACAAACGAATTCACGGTTAGTGTTCCTTACACGGTGACCACAATTAAACAACATGCTTTTTATCAAAGTGGTTGTACGCATATTGAATTCGAACCCGGTAGTCAGTTAGCGACTTTAGAAAACTATGCTCTCTATCGTATCGAGAACTTAGATGATATTCACTTCCCATCTTCTTTATCGACTTGGGGTCAATATAACCTAAGCGGATGCGGATGCGAGTATGTCACCTTTGGTGCTGAGTCAAATTTAAGATCTCTCACATCCTATGCATTCTGGAACATTCCAAAACTCAAAAAGCTCTATTTGCCTGATAGACTTCAATCATTTAGTGGTGGAACTGCTGTGGTTAAGGGATGTCCTCAATTAAATGAAATCTGGTTCCCTAACACAATCAATGTTGCTATCCCTATGGAAGCGATTCAGGATTGTCCGTTGCTAACTAAGATCTCTTTACAAAGTAATTTCAACGTGAACGCTAACTTTGGTAACTGCACCTCATTGACCAGAGAGTCAGTCATCCAAATGTTTAGAAACCTGAAGGATTTATCAGGTCAGGCATCAAAAGTTATCTCTATCCATCAAGTTGTCTACGACAGATTAGAGGAAGAGGACTTAGATATCGCAACAAATAAAAACTGGACTATCGGTATCGTTGGAGCAAACGATCCATTAGCAGGAAAGTTCTTCCATTACGAGAATAGTTCAATTTCTATCGACCTCGAATTCAGCGTTGGATTTGGTTGCATTATGATTGATGCCAATGCGGTTAACTTTACCTATGAATACCTCTCAGATACAACCTTCAAGATTGATATCTCTGGTGGTGATTACATTCCAAGTGCTTGGGGTAACTTCATGCCTGTACCAGTTGGCCAAGTCATTAATGATACAGGTGTTATTTCATTCAGTAGTGGTGAAGTATCAACCGTTAAGCTCAAAACATATTCCACAAACAATGTTGGAACAAATAGAACATTCAGCATCGTGAGGGAGGATGATTAACATGGAAACAATTATCGAAAAAGGTAGAAAAGTCTTAGTCGCTAAAAATGGCTGTGTTATCCAAAGTGTTACTGACGGCTCTATATTAGGCAAGAAGCTCATTCTAGGTAAAAAGGACTCCGAGATTCATTATCACGAGATTCCAGTGCCTATCAAAACGGAAGAAGATACCGAAGAATGAGTTTTTTACTATCCTATATCGACGAAATAGAGTCGGGGCGAGTAATTGCTGGTCAAGAACTAAAAAGTGTCTTAAAACGCTTAAAAAACGATTTGAATAATCCTCGTTACATCTATGATGAAAGACCAGGACAAATAAGAATTGAGTTTATTGAAAGATTTTGTAAACACACTAAGTCACCGTTTAATGGCCAGCCATTTATCCTAGAGCTTTGGGAAAAGGCATTCTTAGAGTGTGCATATGGTTTCAAAATGAAAGAGACCGGTCTAAGAAGATTTAATGAAGCCTTACTTCTCATTGCTCGTAAGAACGGTAAGACAACATTTATTGCTGGCATTGACCTCGCTGAATTCTTTTTAAGTAGTGGTGGCACCGACATTGTTTGTGCATCTAACACGAACGATCAGGCGAGCATCCTCTTTGAAGAAATAAACAACATGCGTGAACAGAGCAAAGCTCTACGAAACGAAAAACGTTCGAAAAAGAATATTTTCTACATCTATTCTCCTAAGAACAAAAACAAGATTAAAAAGCTCTCCGCTCAAAGTAGAAACAAAGATGGCTATAACATCGAGGTTGGATGTATTGACGAGGTCCACGAAATGACCGACTCAAAAGTCTACGATGCTATAAAGCAATCTCAATCTACAAAGAAAGAGCCTTTAATCTTCATCATTACCACAGAAGGAACCACAGTTGATGGCTTTCTTGATAACAAACTTGCATACGTCAGAAAGATGATAAAAGGCGAGATTGAAGACGAAAGAATCCTTCCGTGGCTTTACACACATGATTCGATTGATGAAGTCTTTAACGATCCATCGAGTTGGCAGAAGTCAAATCCTAGCTTAGGCACCATCAAGACAAAGTCTTATTTCGATGATGTCATGAATAAAGCAAGAAACGATTTAGCCACTAAAGTAACGATGCTATGTAAAGACTTTAACATCAAACAAATTGAAAGCGGTTCATGGTTAACGTATGCAGAGTTAAATAATGAAACCACGTATAAGATGTCCGACATTAGAGACAGCTATGCTATTGGTGGAGTTGACTTATCTTCTACAACGGACCTAACCGCAGCAGTCTTGCTTATTATTAAAAACGGCAAGAAGTATGTTCTCCCACATTTTTTTATGCCTAGTGAATTAGTTAAAAAGAGAGTGGAGGAGGACAAGATTCCATACGATATCTGGGTTAAAAAAGGTTTAATCACTCTAACTAACGGAAACCAAAACGACTTCCATCATGTCACCGAATGGTTCATTCAAATGGTGAGGGAGTATGGCATTCGCCCGGTTTTTATAGGATATGATCCTTGGAATTCTCAATACTGGGTTAAGGAAATGGAAGATGCTGGATTCACAATGGAGAAAATAAGACAAGGCATATACACCTTATCTGAACCAATGAAACAGCTAGAAGGAGACCTTAAAAACAAATTAGTTATCTATGATAATAACCCGATATTAAAGTGGAATTTAGCAAATACTCAGGCAAAAGTGGACCTTAATGGAAACATTCAACCTAGTAAGTTAAACAGCAAATTAAAAAGAATCGATGGATGCGTAGCGTTAATTATCGCCTATGCCGTCCTTACTCGATACAAGACAGACTACGAGAATTTAATTAGTTAGGAGGTAGCTATGGCATTCTTTGACATTTTTAAACGCAAGAAAAAAGTAGTGGCTCCTGTCAACTATGATGCTCGAGTCTTTAAATCGACATTAGATATCTTTCAAGACTTTGGAAACAATATCAACATGTCCGATGTGGTGAAAATCTGCATTGATCGAATTGCTACTCATGCAGCAAAGCTAAAGCCAAGATATGTCAAAACTCAAGATGATAAAACGGTGTTAGAGAAGAATGGTAGCTTAAGTTATTTACTCAAGTTTCAACCTAATCCTTTAATGACACCTTACGATTTTATCTATCGAGTTGTGACTCTTCTTTACTTAAATAACAATGCGTTTATTTATCCAGTTTATGATTACGAAACCTATGAGCTTAAAGAGCTATGGCCATTAAAACCGACATCGGTTGAGGTCCTTAAAGATGAGAGTGGAGCGATGTATCTCCGCTTTTATTTTTCTGATAAAAAAGGTTTCACGCTTCCATACGAGTCCGTTATTCATCTTCGTAGATTCTATGGAATGAATGATGTCTTTGGTGGCAATGGTGCGATAAGTGATCATGCCGCATTATTAAAGACAATCAAAATTAATGATTCCGTCCTTCAGGGTTTGGATAACGCTATTAAAACAAGCTTCCAAATCAAAGGTTTATTAAAAATAAATGGAATCTTATCTGAAAAAGACAAAACTGCTCAAAAGAAAGAGTTTGATGATGCCTTAAAAGAAGCAACTAGTGATGGTGGTAGTTCCATTGTCCCTGTTGATTTAAAGAGCGACTATGTGCCGCTTAATACTGACCCTAAGTTGGTGGACAGTACGACACTCACTTTCTTACAAAAGAAGATCATCTCTTACTTTGGTGTCAGCGACTCTATCTTTGATAACAAGTACAACGAAAACGAATATAACGCTTTCTATGAATCAGTTATCGAAGGTATAGCAATTGCCTTATCAGAGGCATTCTCAAAAGCATTATTAACTAGAGGTCAGTTAGAGAAAGGTGAACAAATCATCTTTTATTCCGAAAGACTTCAATATGCTTCATGGAATACCAAAGTCCAGGCCATCGAGAAGTTGATGGGCCTTGGCATACTTTCTCTCAACGAATCCAGAGCCTTGCTTGGCTTTGAACCTATTGAGGGTGGTAGTAGACGTTTGCAATCACTCAACTATGTTGATGCTGATAAAGCTAACGAATATCAACTTGATAAATTCTTTAAGAAACCTAAATCCAAGGAGGAAATCGACAAAGATGAATAAAGAAGTTAGATTCTCATCTCTCGAGAGCAGAGCGGATGAAGAAAACAAGAAGATGATAGTGGAAGGCTATGCAATCGTGTTTAATGAGGAAACGCTCATTGGCACTGAAGAACACGGCTTTACCGAAGTCATTGATGCTCAAGCATTAAAAGAAACAAATATGAAGGATGTGCCGTTTAAATACAACCATAACGACAGCACACTCATTATTGCGAGGACCAGAAATGGTTCTCTTTCTTTAGAAGTTGATGAAAAAGGCTTGAAGATCCATGCCGAACTCATCGACACAACCAGCAATAGAGACATCTTCAAATGTATCGAAGCTGGACTATTAGACAAGATGTCATTTGCTTTCACTGTTAAAAGTCAAAGCTGGGATAAAAGCGGTAAGCTTCCAAAAAGAACTATTACAGGCATTGATAGGCTCTTTGATGTAAGCGTTGTGGACTTGCCTGCCTACGACCAAACTTCTATCCAAGCAAGTACTCGCTCTTTAGAGTTGGCGGATGCTGAACTAAAGGCATTGGATGATGCAGAGAACTTAGAACGCAGAACAGTCTTAGTAAAGAGACTAAAAATCAAAACAAAAATCTAGGAGGAATTCATATTATGAATCTTGAATTACGTTTAAAGGAAATCAAAGCACGTATTGAAGAAATCCGTGGCTTAGTTGATTCCGAAACCGATGTCGAAAAATTATCCGCTTACGATAAAGAAGTAGACGAACTCACCAATGAACGCAAAGCTATCGAAAAGAAACTCGCCATGAGAGGTAAATTCGAAGTCAAAGACGTCATTGAAACCAAATCAACAGAAGAAACTGCTGAAATGGAAGCAAGAGGCCAAGCCTTAAAAGAAGGTCGTACTGTCACCGTTACCGCTGATGGTGTCCTTTTACCAGAACATGTTGATGGCAAAATCTCACCATATCCATTTAGAGAAGTTTCCACATTAGTTGAACAAGTTCACACTGTAAATCTTAAAGGTGGCGAAACCTATAAGAAATCATTCGTGAAATCTCATGGCACTGGTGGTCTTACCGCTGAAGGTGATCCTTATGCCACAGCAGAACCAGAATTTGGTTATTTAACAATTTCCAAAGTTAAAGTTACTGCTTATGCAGAAATCACCGAAGAGTTAGAGAAACTTCCAGCGGCCGATTACCAAGGAGAAGTTTTAAAGGGTGTTAATATCGCTTTAAGAAAGAAAATCTCCGAACAAATCCTTCGTGGTGCAGGAACCACAAACACTTTCAAAGGTATCTTCTCTGCTAACTGTGAAGCTTTAGCAGATGCCACTGATTTAGAACTCAGTGCAATCGACGAAAATACTCTTGATGAAATTGTCTACGCTTATGGCGGCGATGAAGAAGTCGAAGGTGGCTGTGTCCTCATCCTCAACAAAAATGACTTACGTGCATTCGCTGGTTTAAGAACCGCTGAAGGCAGAAAAGTCTATAACGTTGACTACAAGGCAAAAACTATCGATGGTATTCCATTCATCATCTCCAGTCACTGCAAAGCAATCTCTGCTGCAAGTACTCAAGTTGGTGAGTATGGCATCGCTTATGGTCCATTAGCCAACTACGAAGTCCCAATCTTCAGTGGTGTAGAAGTAGCCAAATCCACTGATTATAAATTCAAAGATGGCATTATCTGCTATAAGGCTTCTGTCTTCACTGGTGGTAACGTCATCGGCTACAAAGGTTTCTTAAGAGTTAAAAAAGCTAGCTCAAACGCAGCTCAACCTGAAGAACCTGTAACTCCTGATCCAGAAAATCCTGATGACGGAGAATAGACCATAGGTCGAAACACGGAGGAGTGCCCGCTAACCTTGATAAGTCGCTAGTCGCAATACATTTTGAATAAGGAGAGATTCTTTTTCATTTGTATGAAGGCGGGTCCTTCCGTTTAAGAGTAATAGGAAGAATATTCTAACGAGTAGAGGAGGTGTCTAAAATGTCGTGCGAAAACATGCTAGAGAAGATGAAGAAAGCTTTGCTTATCCCTGCAACAGAAAACTACGCTGATGATGAAATTTTGATTCATATTGCCTCGTGCCGCCAGTTGCTAGTCACAGCTGGAGTTCCTCGTGAAACCGCTGAATCAGATGACAATCCTTTAGTGACAGCTCTTATTACCATATTTGTGAAGACACATTTCGGATTCAATAGTAACGGAGAAGTGAAAGAGCTTCCCAAGAGCTTTGACGTCTTACTCAGGCAACTATGCTTGCATAGACCTGAGGTTGGTGGAGGTTCTTCCTCGTGATAGCGTATCCTAATTCCGGCAACATCAACTTATTCCTATTACGTGTTAAAACAGATGCTGATGATCTGGGAAACCAGGTCTTGCGTTTGGTCGGCTCCAAAGAGGTGGTGGGGATGACAGCCTCCATCACTTCTAAGGAACATTACTCTTCAAAAGAGAGCAAAGTTTTACTTGATTTTAAGGTTTCAATTCAAGCGTTCCTTTATGACGGTAGCAAGTACCTATATGTTCCTAATGAAGACACCATCTACAAAGTAGAAAGGACTTATCAAAACGGAATGTGGATGGAACTCTATGCTAGCGAAACTCAAATCAAAAAGGAGGACATCGCTGGATGGAATCTTTAGAACTTACCGCTCTCACACCAGAGATTGAAAAGGCCATTAAAAGTTATTCTAAAGACGTTGAAGTAGCGATATTACAACGCTTAGATGAAACAGCGGACTTGATCCTGGATTATATAAAAGAACATGCACCTAGAACACCGTGGACACACGAGCATTTAGGCGATTCTTTTATTAAGGAATCATATGGTGATGGCATAAACAAAACGATTGTTATTTATTCCAAAACCAAAGGTTCCATCGTTCATTTAGTAGAACTTGGCTTTAAGCATCGTAGTGGAAAACTCGTATCTGCTCGTCCGTTTTTAAGGCCTGCTTACGATGAGTTCACACCGAAGATGCTAGACGATATCAGAAAGATAATTAATGGAGGTGGATAATGCTTAAGAAACTAAGAAGAGTGCTATTAACCGTTCTTCCGACAGTCATCTATGCTCATCTCGATTATGACAATGAGCAAAATGCAGAAGCTCCGTTCATCATTTATCAGGAGATATCGAAAAGACCACCTGAATTTGCAGATGATCGTCCAACTTACTACTTAAGAACGATTCAAATCACATTATCAACAAAGAAAAAAGATGAAGCCTTAGAGGAAAAGCTAGAAACTGCTCTTCTGGAAAATGACTACATCTTTTCTTTAACATCTGAATACAAAAACTCGGATGGCTCTATTTATAGAGTTTATGAAATTAGGCTGGAGGATTTTAAACATGCCAAATAACAAAATCACGTTTGGATTACGTAACGTCCATTATTCAATTGCCACTCAAGACAATAATGGTAGCTGGAGCTTTGATACTCCAGTCGCATTACCGGGAGCTCAAGAGTTCTCGAGTGAAGTAGTGGGTGGATCTACCAATGTTTATGCTGATGATACTTTATACGCATCATTAGTCCAAAATGCAGGTAGAACCTTAACACTTAAATTCACAGAAATCCCTGACGATTTCAAAACTGCAGTTTTAGGCTATAAGAGACTCGCGAATGGTAACTTAGTGGAAATCGCTAACGCACCAGTAGTGACCTTTGCCTTAGGTTTTGAATTCCAAGGCGATGCTAAAGCAAGAAGAGTATGGTACTACTTATGTAATGTTACCCCAATTGCTGAAGCAACCAAATCAAAAGCGGATAGCATTGAAGCTAACTCAGTTACTCTTAACATCACAGCTAGACCAATTGAAGTTGGCGATGATTTAATCACTAACTGTGTCTGTGCTAAAGGTGATAGTAACTACACAAACTTCTTAACTACCGCTCCAGTGATTCCAGAAATCCCTGAGTAAGGAGTAGAGTATGGAACGCACAGTTAAACTCAATGGGAAGGAGTTCAGATTAGCTTCTTCCCTTTTTACCATCATTTCTTATAGAAACGTCTTTGGTACTGAACTATTTGATGATGTCGAAAAGTTAGATAAAGCGATCAGTGAAAATAGAAACGATGTCGGTAAGTTTATCGATGTCCTTTTTAGATTGGTCTATGTTTTACATAAACCTTTCTTCAATGAATCGTATGACCGTTTCCTTCAACTCTTCGACTTTAGCGTTTTATCTAACGTTGAAGAACTCACAAATCTTGCTAATACCATTGGCGAACTTTTAGGGGAAATGAAGAAAAATTCCGAAGGGACTGATTTAGCCCCAAAACCATAAGGCCAAGAGGAAACATCACGGCAAACATAATTTTCAACTTGGCTCAATTAGGAATCCCGATTCGTGATGCGGAATTCTTTGACATTAGAACCTATCTTGACATAGTCAAATTGCAAAAATCCATCTATGAAGAAGGCGGTTCTAGACAAGCAACTCAGGCAGATATTGATGCCTTTTTAGGTTAAGGAGGTGAGGGTGATGGCAGAAGCAATTAAAGGTCTAAATATTAAGCTCGGTCTTGATACAACGGAACTTGAGTCTTCTATCAAATCCCTCAATTCTGACCTTAAAGAGCAACAAAGAGACCTAGCTGCAATTAATAAAAACTTAAAATATGATTCTTCTAACGTCGACTTGTGGAAGCAAAAGCAAGATAAGCTAAACGGCATCTTGGAGACCACTAAGAAAAAGTTAGAAGAACAAAAGAAGCAACTTGAACTTGCTAAAGAAGGTGTCAAACTCGGCACAGTCAGTGAGCAAGAATTCAAGAAAATGCAACGTGCTGTCCAATATACTGAGGCAGAAGTAGCAAAGCTAAATGAAGAGTTAAAGCAAACAGATAACAAAATATCTGCTTTAGGGAAAATCGATGTTAATAAGTTGTCCGCCATCGGTGGTGCGATGACTAAATACATCACAGCTCCAGTAACCGCAGCTGTTACTGCTTTATCAGCTTTAGCATTAAAGACCACTGAAACAGTCAATCAAATGGCTGATACTGCAAAGCAGTTAGGTGTTGGATTAGAGGCTCTTCAAAAATGGGAATATGCTGCCAAACAACTTGGTAGTGAAACCCAATATCTAGATAAAGCATTCCAAAAGATTAATAACCTTTTAGGACAAATTGCTAACGGAGATGATGTCTCTGAACAGTTATCCAAAATCGGTTTAACAATGGATGATCTTGCTGGTCTAGATGCAGAAGCAGCTTTTAAGAAAATCCGTAATGCTATTGCAGGAGTGGAAGATGCTGCTACTAGAACCGCTTTAGCGAATCAATTCTTTGGCGATAAACTTGGCACCCTTTTAAACCCTGTTTTAAGTGCATCAGAAGATGAGCTTGAAGCATGGATGGAAGAAGCGGAGAAAGTTGGTATTGTCTCCGAAGAAGATGCAGAGACTACTGGTAAACTTGGTAACGAAATCTATGCACTCAAGCAAGCGTTCCTTTCTTTAAGGACTGAACTTGCTACAGCATTAGCCCCGATCATCACTAAAATCGTTAATTTTCTTAAGGACACCGTTATTCCTAAGGTGAAAGAACTCATCCAAAAATGGAAAGAGATGTCATCTGGATTAAAGGTTGTTATAGGTGTTATCGGTGGGGTGCTTACCGCAATAGGGCCAGTGCTAACTATAGTGGCCAAAGTTATTGGATTAGTTGGGAAACTTAAAGAGGCCGTGTCTGCATTAGGCGGTGCTACGAAAGTATTAGGTGCCGTAGCTAAAGCAGGTCCATGGGCTCTTATTATTGGCATCATTGCGGTGCTTCTTCTTCAAAATGAAAACTTCAGAGCTTTATTAAAAAGGCTCTTAGATATAGTTAAACAACTCATCGATAAAATCGTGGAGCTTGTCGGTAAGATTATCGAGAAGTTAAAACCTATCCTCGACGTATTGATGAATGTTATTAATCAAATCATTGATGTACTAGTTGAAATCATCGATGGCGTTTTAGATGTGGTCATGATGGTGCTTGATGAAGTAGTAAAACTACTTGAGAGCCTTATCGAACCTATTACTAGAATCCTTGAGATGCTAACGACGGTTTTAATTCCTATTACTCAATTGATCGCTAAGATCTTGCAGGTAGTAGCTAGAATCATTCAACTTGTCATCAAATTAGTGGTTCAAATTATCGATGTCATTATTGAGCTTGTAGATGGAATCTTAAACATCCTTATTGAAATCATTAATGTCATCGTTGATATCTTAAGTGAAGTAATCAAAGTGGTGGTTGTCTTATTAGACATCATCATCGATATCTTGGAGCCAATCCTAGAGATCATTCTCGCAATCCTTGAACCATTAATCGAATTTATCAGTGGGATTATTGAAGTAATTGCGGAGTTATTCGAGATTCTTCTTCCATTAATTGAGACGTTCTTAACTCCAATCATGGATATTCTCGATGTCATTTTCACAATTGTTGAAGCGATTTCGCCAATTTTAGTGATTATCGGTAATGTCATCAAAGCAGTTATTGTCCCGGTCCTTCAAATCTTATTCCAAATCCTTAAGCCTATATTAGATATTCTTAACGCGATTATCTCTGCGGTTAAATGGATTCTCGACCATACGGTTGGATGGCTAGTTAAGCTCATTGGAAAGATGTTCGGCACAGGCGACTTTGATGCTGAAAATACTGTCAAATCGACCAGTAATTCATATATGAATGATGACCATTCGACAACCACAAACAATGTCACCATTAACACAAGCGGTGATGTGGATATTGATTCAATCAATACAGCATTAGGAGGTGCCTACTAATGAGACGTAGATTTTATCTTGTTAATGAAGTTGGTAGCACCTTCTATTTTGATTACTCGCATAACTGTGTCATTGAAGAACTTGATGGCTTAGGTTTTGAGTTTGAAATTGAATACGAGGACTTTAATGCTCGTTTTGTAGAGACCAAAAGGACCATCCCTCAAAGGACTATTGATTTCACTTTAGATTTCATTGATGGATACCAAGGTTTTACCCGTTGGAGAGAATTTCTTACTAAAAGTAAAGAGATGCGACTATTCTATGAAACTGATGCAGGAAAGAAGTATTGCTTTGTAAATGTTAAATCATCTTCAAAGACTCAATTAGAGCAGGGCGTACTAAAGACACAAGTTAAGATTGATTGCCTTTCCTTATGGCTAGTCAATAAGTCTGCTCACATCGATGTTACTGATACTGGCGGTGGCAAGGTCTACTCGTATGAATATCCATATGTCTATGCGATTAGTTTTAACGGAAAAGTAACTGTTTATAACGATTCGCCTAGAAATGTTCCTTTACTCATTAGACTTTATGGAAACTGCTATAACCCTAGGGTCATCATCAGACAAAATGGTGTAGATGTTCAGACCCTTCGACTTTTAGTCGATGAACGTGATGAACCTTTAATCGAGATATCCTCTGACCCTGTAAACCAATACATCAAGCTTATCTATGGTGGAGAGGAAATTGACTACTATGACAAGCAAGACTTCTCATGTGATAACTTCTTATTTCTTCCTCCGGGTGAAAGTGAGATCTTTTTTGATCCCGGCGTTAGAGAAGAGGCTACATGTGAGATTGCTTATAAAGAAGAGTACATTGCTCATTAGGAGGACATATGCATTTAATCTTTCTAAACGAACAAAACCTCGAAGTAATAGACCATGCTTATGCCACTGATGACTTTGACATCATTTTAGATGCTCTTATTCCTCAAAAAAGCAAATTCACAGTAAATAAACAAAGTTTAAACGCTAAAATAGGTGACTTACTTATCGTCAAAGATAAAGGTTATCCTTATGTTGGAATAATTACTTCAATTAAAACTGACGATAAGGCTCAAACAAAAGTGGAAACAAAGGACTATCTATCTTTGCTCGATGTTGATGTGCCTTTGCCAACGACCTTTAGCGGTAACTCTGCTCAGTTTATCGTGAACCTTATTAATAACACATTTAAGTACTCAGGTGACACTTACCAAAATGTCTCTTATTTAGAAACCGCCATCGAAGTGGTGAAAAACTGCAATCTAAAATATGAAGCTGATACCAAAGAGAACATCCTCGATTTAGTGGAAGAGTTCTCTAAAACGTATGGCATCAGACTTGAGTATGAAGTGGTGCTCGCCAGTGGTGAGTTTTCAAAGATAAGAATTAAAGTGGTTTCTGCAAAGATTGGAATCACCATGAAGTCTAATCTAGGAACCATCACTGAACTTAATGTAAACGATACCAATGAGATTAGCTTAAACAAAGTTTATTACATTCCAAAAGCTGAAAATACGCAGCATACAAATCAAGTCGTTTATTACCTAACTAATGATGGCCAAGTGGTAACAACCGCTCCTGCATTGAAAAGAATTCAGAAGGTCAAAATGAAGTATGAATTCTATGGGGATAAAGACTATGATTCCTTACTTACCAAAGCCACCAAAGCACTAGTTGATTCTTCGTTAGAACATACAATCACTTTTAATTTCTCTTTTATCACAAACAAGATTGAAGCGTTAAAGGATTTAAAAGTTGGTGCAATACTGGCTTTTATTACCGATAGTAAAACCTATGAAACCATCGTCTCAAAGGTGGAATTCAAAGGGACTTTTAACATTGCCAAAATAACACTTGGCGAATATCGTCTGTCTTTGACAGATAAACTCAAATTAATTGATAGGAGGTCAACCTAATGGCTATTCAAAAAATCACATTTGATGCTGCTTCAGTATCTAGCAAAATGGATGCCGACATTAATCACTTCTTAACGAGTGGTGTAAACGGCATTTTTTATGGCATTTTAGGTAGATGTCAGGCATCTGTCAGTAATAACTATATTTCATTCCAAAACGGATATGTTCAGGTCTATGGAAGAAGAATCTATGTTGAAAGTGGTACCAAGATTTCTGTCTCTTTAGATGGCTCTGCTTATGGCTACGTAATCATCAAGATTGACTTAGGTAACAACACAATTACTTTAGAGAAAAAAGAAGCCAGTTCTGCTTATCCAACTCTTACTCAAAATGATTTGATGAACGGCGGTCTCATTTATGAGTTCCCACTCTGTAGATACACTAAAACATCAACGTCAATTACACTAGACACAAACTACGACCCGCCTTCAATTAAAAACGATCAGACAAACATTAATGCAAAGGGAACAGCAGTTTTAAGTGAAGCTAGTTCGCGTTATGGCCCTGTTTACGATGGGTGGTCTACTTTGTCCTATGGACATTGTTATGTTTTTGATGGAATTACAACATCAAATGCATATGACGGAATCATCTCCCTTTATGTAGGTGGCACTAATGTCATATTCTGTGGTGCTTCAGTTGGTGGTAGTGGCGGTATCGTCCATTATCGTTATAACGGCCAAGACTGCACGCTTTCATGTCAATTAACTAGCAGCAAACTTTATGTCGAAGATTCAAGGGGGAACCAACCAAAATATGCAAGAGTTATTAGATAAGTTATTTTCACCAAACAAAGTTCTTCTCTGCTATAGATGTGGCTCATCCATATTTGGCTTAAGCGAAGACGAGAGCGATAAAGACTTTACAGTCGTTATTGACGGCTATGATAGTTGCAACGTAGTTAAAACAGATGATTGTGACTTCTTTACCTTTGGTAGAAGCTATTTTGAAAGGCTTAAAAATTTCGATAATGGATGTCTTACGTATTTCCTTTGCTGGCTTGATAACACTTTGCTCGCAAAAGAGAATCTCGTCTATGTTGATGAATCAATTAAAGACAATTTAGATGAATTTCTTTACATCAACTTTAAAAGGCACTTCAAAGATTGGCTCTATCGCTTGATTACATACTTTGGAATTAGGCTTGAAAACTATAAGGATGAAAAGAGCCTTTACCATTTATACCGAGTCGAATCACTTATTAGGCATTATAAGGAAACTGGCAAATTTGAATATTATTTCTCTAAAGAGAATTTCGAACTTGCTAAAGACTTAAAAACGAACCTCAACATTGAAAAGCATCTCCCAAGATTACAGGAGATTTTTTCTTACTTAGTTTCGCTCTATAAGGAGGAACAACCATGAGCCAATTAGTTGAAGTTATTATCATCATCGCTTCAGTGATCACTGCGTTAGGAACAATCATTGCTTGTTTTACCACAATCCATAAATGGATACTCAGGCAGAATAAACAAGATGACGACATCAAATCCATCAAGGAAGAGCAAAAAGTTCTTACTACAGGCGTTTTGGCTTGTTTAAAAGGACTCAAAGAACAAGGATGTGATGGTCCAGTGACGGAAGCCATATCCTCAATTGAAAATCATTTAAATAAGGAGGCTCACAAATGAACCAAATTTTACTCAATGTTTTAGCGGCGGTTACGACATGTATCATTTTGCCGCTAATAAGCTTCTTGGGAATTAAGCTGTCCCAATGGTTATCCACTAAAATCAAAGACGAAAAAGCTCAAGCATTATTCACTAAAGCAATCGGCATCGTGACTAATGCGGTGCAGGTAACCTTCCAAACCTATGTTGAATCATTAAAGAATAGTGGTTCCTTTGGCAAAGAGGAACAGGCCATTGCCTTTGATAAAGCTAAAGCTATAATTACCTCCGATTTGACGGAAGAACTTAAAGCATTTATCACTCAGAATTATGGCGATTTGCAAAAGTGGATTACTAACCAAGTTGAAGCAACTATCTACAAATTAAAGAATTAAATTATCCCTGTGAACGGAGAAATCCTAGTAGCAGGGATTTTTTTGTTGTAAAATAAATTTGTTAATCCTTTGTTAACATGTCGGGTCACACAGGATGTGGCACTTATTAATGGAGGAGTTACATGAAAACTAAACAAGAGCTGCTTAATAAATATAAAAGCAACGAAGAAATTTATAATTTAATCAATGCCCATTATGGTACAAAGGAGTCATTTCAGATACCTGATTTAGGCATTATTTTCTTTGATAAGGAACTTTCTAAAGGCATTGTAGGCGGGGGAAAGCTCACTTATGAAGATTTCCTTGATTTGCAGTTTCAAACCAAAACTGACTTTAGAGGTTCATTTTTTATGTGTTGGGTATATTGCCCAATGGGATTTAAAGGTGAAGTAGAAACTTTTGCCAAAGACAAGATATGTTTTAAACGAATTTACGATGAATATATGCTTCCTGACACAACCATTGAAATGGGTAAGGAAGATCATGTTTGGATGAGCTCCGAAGGATTCGGAAAATTGAATAAAGGCGATTGCGTTTCTTTCTCTGCTGAAGTTTATCGCTACATTAAAAAGAGCGATGGAAAAAGACTTGATTATGGTTTAAGGAATCCAGAAGACGTAGAGATAATAAGCAAATATGATTTGCCATCTGATGATGATTTAATAATGCAAACAATCGATGGTATACTTTGCGAAACCTGTGAAATGGCTGACTTCTGTGC